TCGCCTCGACCATCGCCACCGACTACCTGCATATCGACGGCATCGAGGCCGTGACGTTCACCGACACGTCGGGCAACGCGACGGCGAGCGTCTACGCTTTGCGGAGTGGGTTGAGCTGCCGAGAAACGGTGATGGCTGCGGGCGGCGCGTATCAGCCGACGGACATCGTGTGGGAGTTGTGGTCGGCAACGCTGGGCGGCGAGGTGCCGACCGAAGGGGCGACGATCACAGACAGCGGCAGCGTGGTCTACACGATCCGCTCGGCCGTGGAAACGGCAATCGGACAAACCTCGATCAAGTGGCGGTGCGTTTGCGTTAAGCAGGTGGCCTAATGGCGGAAGAACTCAAAGAATTCGTCGAGTCCGTGCGTCGTATTGCAACGACGGTCGGGGACGATCTGGAAAAGCCGATCAAGGCTTGCGTGCCGATTCTTCGCGCGGCGGTTGACTTGAACTTCGCCAATCGAGCGACGCCCGACCGAAGCACGTGGCCCGCACGGAAAGACCCAAGGCCGACGCACCCGCTGCTGGAACTGAGCGGCGCGTTGCGAGCGGCGGCGACTCAAGAGGGCGCGCCCGGGCACGTCGAGCGCATGGTCGGCAACAACGAGGTTGAATACGGCTTGAATACGGGAACGAATCAAGGCGGCATTCCGGGGGCAGGCCGCCACAACTTCGGCGACGATCCGCCCGGCATCCGGCAACGCGAGTTCCTCGGGGCTAACGAGGACCACCTGGACGCGATGGCCGAAGAGTTCGCCGACTGGCTGCTACAGGAGGTGTCTTGATGTGGCTGGACACCTACTTTTTCGGCGTTTCGCCTTCGACTCCCACGGCGACGTGGGCCGACGATGGCGACGGCACGGGCGGCGTGGTGACGATTACCGGTTCTCTCGCTACGGCGACGAACACGGTCTATCTCCAGACATTTGACGGTGAGCTTGGCACAGCTACCTGGACGAGCTACGGCAGCCGGACCGGCAACGGCACGGTGAGCGTAACGGCGAACACGGGACACTACCTGATGCAGGTCGTCAGTGTCCTTGGCGCGGAGTCGCTCCCGTCGGTCGTCCATTACATCGCTGTTACATCGTCCACCGAGGCGGTGCAATACCAGTGCATGACGGCCATTCAGGTGAAGGTCCAAGCCCTATCGCTCTCGGGCGTTGCGACCGCAAGCGTGGTGATTCGTGAGGTGCCGAGTAAACAGGACATGACACTCCCGGCCGTTGTCATCGCGCCGCAGAAACCGACCGTCACGGGAATCACGAACGCGAGCGACGATTACACGTATGGGATTTTTATAGCCATCTTCGCGGCCGATAACCGAGCGCTCACGGCCAACACGGCCAAGTACGCGAAGTGGCTGCAACAGATCACGCGGGCCTTTCAGAATCAGCGTCTATCGGCCGTCGCGGAATCGGTGATTTGCACGGTCGAACCGATGCAATCCATTCCGTTCGGCGACTGGGCCAACAACATATTCGCCGGCGGCGTTATTGTGCGCTGCCGTTGCCGCGAGGGACGCGGCCTAACTTAGGAGACAAACCAGCATGACAGCGGCAACACTCGGTTCGCAAACCAAACTCTCGATCAATGGCACGGTCTACGAGTTTCAATCGTGCGGCATCGACAAACTCGGCTCGCCGGTCATCTTCCGCGACGGCATCACAGGCACGATCGACACGGCTTCGACCGACGCGCGCAACGGCCCGTGTCACGTCGGCGGCCCGGTCTCACTCCAGCCGTCGTGCGCGCAGATTCTCGCCCTGTCCACCCTTGCGGTTGCGGCGGCCAACGGCACGCTGACCGAGTTCGATATGATCGTCGACCGTTCCTACAACATCATCACCTACGAAGATTGTAAGATCAACGCGCTGACTCTGCGCGGAGGGCAGGGTGGAATCTTCGATCTGTCGCTGGACATCATCGGGAAGACGGCCAACACGACGGGGACAGTCGCTGCGGCGACGATCACCGCCCCGGCCATCTTCGCTGATTGCGTGCTGACGCTGGGCAACGCGGCTTATGAGGTTATGTCGATCGACCTGGCCATCAACAACGGGCTTCGGTCGGATCGGTACGCGAACAGTCTGACCCTGACCGACATCCCAATGGGCGGCAAGCGCTCGGTCACGCTTCAGACGGTCCACGCCCACACAGGCGCGACGTCCAACACGCTCTGGAACACCACGGCGACTCCGCTCGCGGCGACCAACTCGCTGACGATCAACGACGGAACCTCGGCCGTGACGTTCACGTTCGGCGCTCTGACGGCTCCCCGTACCGATCCGCCGATCGACCAGGGCGAGGTTTTGCTGACCAAAAACTGGATTGCCACCAAGACGGCAAACACGGCGGCAGTCGCCGTTGCGTGAGTTTGGATGGGATTATTGTAGCTACAAAAAAGACACAAAGGAGAGCACCGAGATGGCACGACACGGAAACATGATCCCCGGCAAGGCGTACACCGAGCCGGGTTTTATCGCTGCGGAACCGGGACTTTTTGACGATCCGCTCCGATTCACGTTCTCGCCCTTGATCCCCGAGGAACGCGGCGAGCACCTGGACAAGGTGGATGCGGTGACGGGGACCGCCAAGAAGCAACAAGTCTACGCGGCGCTGATGGCCGAGCGGATCAAAACCTGGGCCCTGGTCGACGGGCACGGCGACGCGGTCGAGCTTCGGCCGGCGAACATCCTCCGGCTCAAACCGGCGCTGTTCTCGCGTCTGTACGCGATCGTGCTTGGCGTCCAGGCGTCGGACCTCGACCCGCAGTGGGAGCCGGAGAAGAAGCAGGCGACCACCGAGGATGAGTACGAATCGGCCCTGAGCGGGGAGCCGGTGTGCAACGTGGCCCAGGAGAGCCTCGAAAAAAACTAAGGGAAGGGATGCGGCTGCTGCTGGCCCATCCCTGGATAGCAGGCCTCGACTGCTGGGAATGCCGGCGGTGGATGATCGACATTCAGCGGCAGGTGTTTGTCCGGAGTCACGGTGAGCGTGTCCGCAGACCGCAGGGCACGCCCACGCCGTGCTGGCAGTGCCAGAAATGCGCCGGATCGGAGGAGAAGACTTTATGGACCGGGCGGCGACGGACGCTCACACGAGCGAACCTCGAAACGATCCGGGCATTTTACGAGCGTCGCCCGCCAGCCGACGGCGTGACGCGGCGACTGTACGGCGTGATTAGGTGGGTTGTGGGTGAACACGCGAGGGGTCAGCGGTCAACGATGATCGACCTGTTAGGTTTGGCATCAAGGGTAAGATAGATGACTTCCGCAACACGAGACGTAATTATCCGTTTACGCGGCGAGCTTGACCCGTCGTTGCGCTCCGTCTTCCGCGACGTGGAGAAGATGGCCACGGCCACGCACAAGGAGCGGGTGGCGTCGGCGAAGAGTACGCAGGCGGCCGAGGACAAGGCCCGCAAGGAGTCGGCTCGCGCAGACGAACGAGAAATCAAAGAGTCGATCAAGCGGGCGAAGGACAGGGAGAAGGCGCTCGAACAGTCCTATAAGGCGCAGGCGAGGGCGGCAGAGCAGGCGGCCCGGGCGCAAGAGGGATCGACCATCAAGGTTGTCGCGGCGCAGGCGAAGCTGGCCAACATCACACTGAGAGCACTCGACGGCGTAATGTCCCTGGCTCGCGGATTCGCCATGCTCGGTCTGGTCGGCGAGAAAGACACCCAGAAGCTGGTCGACGGGCTCATCAAGGTTCAGGCCGGATTCGATCTCTTGCGTGGCGGCGTGTCGGTCGTAGTGACGTTAACCAAAGCCTACCGGGCGTATCAGGCAGCGGTCGAGGCGACGGCGGCCGCGCAGACTTCGCTGGCAGTAGCACAGGGAGCGGGCGTTGGAGGACTTGCGGCGAAAGGACTCAGCGCTGCGGCCGGTGTTGGTGTTACCAAATTGGCCGTTGGTGCTGGATTACTCGCTGGTGGATTATCCACCCTTGAAACAGGTGCCAGGTGGGCGTTTGGGGCAGAAGGTGGCGCGACTGGTGGAGCGGGCACCGGGCTGCTAGGCAGTGGCCTCGGATACATTCAGAGCCTAGGGCTAGGCGATTCGGGGACTGCTAAGGGACGCAAAACGCTCGAAGCGCAAAGCCAACGTAAATGGTATCACGATCCATTCATGCGGCTTCAGAGCGACCTCGCAGAATCCAAACTCTCGGAAGCGAAATACAATCAGCAGGCGTTTGCCGCGTCGAATCAAGCTCGCATCGACGCGATGGATCAGGCCAACTTCGGCGCGTCCGTCGCACGCCAACAGATGGGCATTGACCAGAGCAACGAGGCGTTCGCTCGCGGACCACGTGACCTGTCGGACTTCACCGCTCGCCGCAAGGGCGCCCAACGCGGCATGGACGCGGCTGCCCAGGCAGCGGCCGAAATGCGG